CCTGTAACAATTGATTTGGAAAATCTTCCCGCAAGTAATGGAATCAAAAATAAGATTAGACAAGAGTTTAAAACTATAAAAGATCTTTTAAATTTTGATTCCAAATCTCACGAAATCTTTAGAAATTGGTATGTTGATGGTAGACTTTATTAACATAAAGTAATCGACATAAAAAAACCTCAAGAAGGAATTAAAGAACTTAGATATATTGACGCACTAAAAATGCGTTATGTCAGAGAAGAAAAAAAGAAAGGTAAAGAAGATCAACCGGGAAATGGTATTTTTAGACAACCAAATGGTGGCCAACAAAAAGATGTTGTTCAATTTCCTGAAATTGATGAATATTTTATGTATATGCCCAGACCTTCATATGCGAATGGTTTAGGTGACAGATATGGTGGAAATAAAGGAATCAAATTTGCAAAAGATTCTATTACGTATTGCACTTCTGGACTTGTAGATAGAAATAAAGGAGTAGTTCTATCATATCTACACAAAGCAATTAAGGCTCTTAATCAACTCCGTATGATTGAAGACTCACTTGTAATCTATAGATTATCAAGAGCTCCTGAGCGTAGAATTTTCTACATTGATGTTGGTAACCTTCCAAAAATTAAAGCAGAACAATATCTTCGCGATGTAATGAATCGCTATCGTAATAAACTTGTTTACGATGCATCAACTGGTGAGGTTAGAGATGATCGAAAGCATATGAGTATGCTTGAAGATTTCTGGCTTCCACGCCGTGAGGGTGGTCGTGGTACTGAAATCTCAACGCTACCTGGTGGTCAAAATCTAGGAGAACTTAGTGATGTTGCTTATTTTCAGAAAAAACTATACAGATCTCTAAGTGTACCCGAATCAAGAATTGCAGCAGAGGGAGGATTCAATCTTGGAAGATCTTCAGAGATTTTGAGAGATGAACTTAAATTTTCTAAATTTGTTGGACGTTTAAGAAAACGTTTTAGCAATATGTTCTTAGACATGCTAAGAACGCAGTGTCTTCTCAAAAATATTTGTACTGTTGAAGATTGGGATATGTTACAGGAACATATCCAATTTGACTATTTGTATGATAATCACTTTGCTGAACTGAAGGATAAAGAATTAATTGAAGGCAGACTCAATCTAGCAGCTCAGGCAGAACCTTATCTTGGTAAATACTATTCTGTAGAGTATATGCGTAGGAAAATCCTACAACAGACGGATGAAGAAATTATTGAAATCGATAAGCAAATTGAGAAGGAAATTGAGATGGGCATCTTACCCGACCCGTCGATTCCTACAGATGAGGATGGCAATCCTATTGCATCACAAAATCTGGGTTCCACGCCACAGGATCCTGTTCCAGACGAAAGAGCAACAGAAGCCCCAGAATAGTAAGAATCATTAATACAATAAATAGTTTTTAGTTATTTTATTTAATTTTCAATGGAAGAACTTATTGACATGATTTTTAGCGATTCTTCTGCTTCCAAAATTTCGGATAGCATTAAAGATGTTCTTTATGCAAAATCTGCCGAAAAGATTGATCGTTATAGACCCATAGCTGCAACTAGTCTATTTGGTGGCAACTCACAAGAATCTGGAGAAGAATAATGGCAAGAACACTTGTTTTGGGCCCACAAACGGATTGTCCAACCTCAGTTGGTGCTGCTTCTAGTTTTGGAGCTGCTACAGTTGTTCGTCTTTATAATAGTAATGCTGGTTCCCAATTAGTAACTGTTCTTGATGAAAATTATCAAGGAATTGGTTCTATGACTATGCCAACTGGCACGGTTGAATATATTGAGAAAAAGCATAAAGATCTAATTCTTGCTGGATCTGGTGATGTAAAAGCAACTAAAGTAGGATTTACTGTTTAAAAAAATGAAACTCATTAGAGAAGAAATCGAACAAGTAGAAATTATCGTTGAACAACGCAACGGTAAGAAGAACCTTTATATTGAAGGTGTATTTCTACAAGGCGACATTGCCAATAGAAACAGAAGAAGATATGACTGTAGCCTTCTTGAAAGAGAAGTAAATCGTTATAATGAAAATTTTGTCAGTAAAGGTCGTGCTTTAGGAGAGCTTGGGCATCCTCAAGGTCCAACAATTAATCTTGACCGCGTGTCACATAAGATTGTTGATCTTCATAGAGAAGGTAATAACTTTATTGGCAAAGCAAAGATTCTTTCTACACCAATGGGCAAAATCGCAGAATCACTTCTAAGTGAAGGTGTAAAACTAGGTGTTTCTTCTCGTGGAGTCGGTACTTTAACCCCAACCAAAGAGGGTTACAGTATAGTAAATGATGATTTTTCTTTAGCAACTGCTGCTGATATTGTTGCTGATCCTTCTGCTCCCGATGCTTTTGTTGATGGAGTCATGGAAGGAAAAGAGTGGATATGGGATGGTGGCATTCTTCGCGAAAGACTTGCAAAGAACACTTACAAAGAAATTAATACACTGGTCGATCACAAAAAATTGGAAGAAAATAAATTAAAAGTCTTCCAAAATTTCTTATCAAATCTATAATTTATAAATAAGTATAGATTTTTCTATTAATAGATTTATTCTCGGAGAGTTAAAATGTCCGCCAATTTACAAGAAATGGAGAACGTTGTGTCTAAGGGCGCAAAGTCTGGTGAAGGTATGGATTCATCTACCAAAAATTCCTACGTGCCTGGCCATGGTCAGATCGAGGATTTAGGTGGGCCCACACCTGAAAACTACAGACCCGACGACGATTCTGCCAAACTAAAAGAACCCAGTCTAAGTAAAGTTTCTGATGTCGTAACCAAGGGTGCTAAGGCACCTGAGGGAATGGCAAATGCACCTAAGTATGCTGAAGAAACTGAAGCAGAAGAGACTGAAGTTGTATCCGAAGCACCTGCTGAGGAAGAAGAAACCGTAGAAGAAGTTAACGTTGATGAAGACGTTGCTGCTTTATTCTCCGGCGAGGAACTTTCCGAAGAATTTCAAGAAAAAGCAAGAACTGTATTCGAAGCTGCAGTTCGCGTTCGTGTTGAAGAAGCAAAGCAAAAAATTCAAGAAGAAACTGAAGAGGCTTTTGCCGAGCAAGTTGAAATTATTAAAAATGAACTTGTAGAAAGAGTCGATGCCTATCTTGAGTATGTATCTCAAGAATGGTTAGAAGAAAATGCACTTCAGATCGAACATGGTCTGAAGACTGAGATGACTGAATCATTCCTAACTGGAATGAGAAGTCTTTTTGAAGATCATTATGTATCCATCCCTGAAGATAAATATGATGTGGTCGAGAATATGGTAGAAAAACTTGATGACATGGAAACCAAGCTCAACGAGCAAATCGAGAGAAATATCTATCTGAACCGCAGACTTGGAGAATCCACCGCAGATGTAATTCTCGGACAGGTTTCTGAAGGTCTTGCAGATACTCAGAAGGAGAAACTCGCTTCTCTAGCAGAAGGTGTTGAGTTTGAGGGTGAAGAATCTTACCGTTCAAAGTTAGCGACTCTCAGAGAGTCATATTTCCCAAGTGAAAAGACTATCGATTCCACCGAAACCCTTTCTGAGGGAATCGAACAGGATCTTAATGTATCTGGCAGAATGGCAGATTATATTAAGTTCATGGGACATCAAAATCGTTGACTTTACCCCATTTGTTAAACCTTAAACCCAAAACAAAGCAATGTACAACAATCCCCAACTTTTAGAGAAGTGGGCTCCCCTTCTAGACTACGAAGGTTGTGATTCCATCAAAGATTCACACCGTAAAGCAGTAACTGCTCAACTACTCGAAAACCAAGAGCGTTTTCTAAGTGAGCAACGTGCTTTTGAAACCGGCGTAGACCTAACCGAAGCACCCACCAACTCCTTCTCCACTGGTGGCGGTGGAAGATTCAGCGGAACCAGCGGCACTGACAGTGGTTCACCCACTGCCGGTTTCGACCCTGTACTAATCAGCCTCATCCGTCGCTCCATGCCTAACTTGGTCGCTTATGACCTCGCTGGTGTGCAACCCATGAATGGTCCTACCGGACTTATCTTCGCAATGCGCTCACGCTTTGAGCGTATGGATGGAACCGAAGCTCTATTCAACGAACCCGATTCTGCATTCTCCGCACAGCGCGAAGGATATGATGCAAGTCAGGGTGATTATACCGGTGGTGCTGACAGCGATGGCAGCGTTGGTTTCGGTACTACCCTACAGCGTGGTTCCAATCCTGGTGTTCTTGATCCTAATGCTGGTCCTGGCGACTACAGCGTAGGTCAGGGTATGGATGTAACCAACTCTGAAACTCTTGGCGAATCTGGAAACGACTTCAACCAGATGGCTTTCTCAATCGAGAAAGTCACTGTAACCGCTAAGTCCAGAGCACTCAAAGCAGAGTACTCCCTAGAACTAGCACAAGACCTCAAGGCAATCCACGGTCTAAACGCCGAGGCTGAACTTGCTAACATTCTCTCCACTGAGATCCTTGCTGAGATCAACAGAGAAGTTATCAGAACCATCTACAAGTCTGCTGAGGCAGGTGCTCAACTCAACACCGCTACCGCTGGTCAGTTTGACCTCGATATCGACTCCAACGGTCGCTGGAGCGTTGAGAAGTTCAAGGGTCTACTATTCCAGATCGAGCGCGATGCTAACCAGATCGCACAAAGAACTCGTCGCGGAAAGGGTAACATCATCCTAACTTCTGCCGATGTTGCTTCTGCTCTAACCATGGCAGGTGTACTTGATTACACCCCCGCTCTAAACGCTAACCTCAACGTTGACGACGCTGGCAACACCTTTGCTGGAACCATCAACGGTAAGTATCGCGTATATATCGATCCTTACGCTTCCAACAATACTGCACTTCAGTATTACGTTGTTGGTTATAAGGGTACTTCACCATATGACGCTGGTCTATTCTACTGCCCATATGTACCTCTCCAGATGGTACGTGCAGTTGGAGAGAATACCTTCCAGCCCAAAATCGGATTTAAGACCCGCTACGGCATGGTCGCTAATCCCTTCGCTGAAGGCACCGATGCTGCTCTTGGTGCTATCAAGGCAGGCACCAACCGCTACTACAGAAGAGTTTCTGTTAAGAACCTCATGTGATCTAGCGGGTCTATCCTGTTACTCATCAGACCCCTCTCAGAGGGGT